CAGGTGCAGGATAGTTTGATAGTGCTACAGCATAATTGGCACTTCCGAAATCCGTATTCCAAGTAATTACATAAGTCCCCGTTGAACTTCGCGTGACGCTGGTTACATTAAAAGAAGCAAGGTCTGTTCCGTCAGTGTCTACAAGTACCCATCCCCTTGCGTATCTTGTGTCGCCTTGTGCAGCTATTTGGGCAGTCACATAAGCCTTGATTGCCTGCTGAGAAGAGACTGCCGTTGCCGAGTCCGAGGTCATGGCATCTTGGTCCAGGAAAAACGTGGAAGCCATCTGTGTTGCTGTTAAATCGGAAATTCTTGCAAGGGCTATCGTGCCCGTCAGGTTGGCCGCATCGAAAGAGTTTAGGGCAGTTAAAACGTCTGTGAAGTTCTGGTTGACTTCGCTGGCGAGTGCCGTTGTATCTGCGGCAAAAGAAGAAGTAACAGTATAAGTTGTAGCCATGTTATTATCTCCGCTACGCCACTACTGGGAGCGCCTTGAAATATATTTTTGCCATGATTAGGTTCGTATCTTCCGAATCACTGGATTCGAGAGTCAGTTTTGCGTTTCTGCCCTTACCGCCCTTGCCGGTTTTCTTGTGGTCGCTCTGGACGCCGTAAGCACTTGAACCCCAGTTGAAATTGCCCCACGTTCCCTGCCCCCAGATAAGCCAGGTGCTATCTATGGCAAGCGAACCGGAGCCAAGTGTAAACGATTTTGTGCGGCGGTACTCATTGTCGTTGAAGGAGATAACGGCATTAAGCGTAATGCCGGAAGTTTGTACCATGAGTGATAGTGAATTGATTATCTTGTCCGCCCATTCATCGCCGAAATGAAGGTCGCCGGTAGCAAGTTCGGTGGCGATATCGTTCGACGTGGTGGCGTCGTAATTCGTCTTGGAAGTATAATCTGCTGTCCCGGCAAAGTCATGTTCCATTATGTATTTGTTCGTGTTGTCGGCGGTGTATAGCGTTTCATCAAAAGACTGCATATCGTTGGCGGCCCAACTCAAACTCGACCAAGCGCCTGTCTGCCCTTTTTGCAGAAGGCGGGTGCCGTGCTTGACGTCCCAGACAAGCGTGGACGTTGGTACGAACTGGTTTGGCCCTGCTATCGAAAGATAATACCTATCGTGGTGAAATGTTCCGTTGGAATCTACTCTCTGAGCTACGGGAATATCTTCAATCTTATCCCTGATAGGGTCGCCGATAGGCCAGGGTAAATCGCCCGTTACCGGATTGAAGTCGTTGAAGTTGGCCCAATAGATATTGCCGTTATACTGCCACACAAGGCCGTTACCAACATCGACAATAGAATCGAAGGAATCGCAGCCTATATCACAGATTTTGAGCGGATTGGCATAAGTAACGACATCGGCGTTGGGTACAACATATATCTGCTGTTCCGTGAACCAGTAGACGTCCTTTTTGAAAGCTACGGGGCCGACAAGAGGGTCGGGGAAATAGGCGAAATCGAATGTGTTAAAGAAGTCAGGTGAGCCTTTTCTCGACCAGACGCCCTTGTTCGTCAATGCACCCACGGTATTGATTCCTATTCCCCACAACCTGCCGTCGTGAACCATCGGGTTCTTCAGCTTGGGCGGTGTCCCTGCATCGAGCGGACATTCCACACCTTCCTCGCCAACGGGTACGACATCATCAAAGTCGGTTTCGGTCAAGATGCCCTCGCCTACCAACTCGTAAGGCCCTAACGGAGTATCCGGTGGGGCGCGGTAAAGGTTCAGCGAAGCTACCCCCGTTGGGAAAGTGAATCCCAACAGGGTCACTTTCTGCTCAGCGCCGGCGGCTGCGCCTGTTACAGCCACACTAAGAGTATGGGTCGTCGGGCCACTTTCGCCATACTTTGTGGAAGTGCCGCTGTCGTCGTAAAAGTATGTCATTTTGTAATAGAAGGTGCCGTTTGTTATAATGCCTCTGCCTCCGACAGTAGAAGCGGCCGTGATTACCAGACCTCTTTTATGAACGGTTCCGTCTGAAGTGTAAGTCTTTCCCGCCGTACTCGCTCCTATCGAAAAGGTGGTTGTAGTAACTACGGTTATCGTAAAGGCGTTATCATTGAGAACGTCATCGCCCATATCTCCGACAACGCCATCTATCGCAACCACATCGTTATTTGTAAGCCCGTGTACCGCAGACGTTGTTACAACGCCCGGATTTGCAGCGGATACGTTAGTTATCGTAAGGGTCATGTCTGACGGCACTTTCAAGCCCAAATCAGAAGAAGCGGTATCGACCGTCCCTACCCATCGCTGGGGCGTATCTTTTCCGTTACAGAACAGTAAGTCCTCTGCATCGTTGACGCCGAACTTGGCGAACCTGACAGGGTAGCCGTCAGTCAAGTTTGCCTTGATAGACGTGCCCGCGACTTCTCCTGCCCAGCGGTCGTTAGTCTCATCATAAACACTGACCTCTGTATATGAACCGGAATTCCAGCAGGCCACCATGAAGTCACTGCCCCTGAGCTCGACTATCTTAAATGTAAGCGGTGGTGCAGTATCCGGCAGGATGGTATCTTCAGAAGCGACAAGCCACGGCCTGAAAGGGCCCCTGACCTTCAACGTCCTGTTCGGCTGAAGATAGTAATTGCTCATTGCAGAGAACTGGTCTTTGCGCAGGGCCGTTGACGGGTCGGCGGTGTCAAGGCCGCCTGTGAAATCGTCAATAAGATATGGCTGCCACTCGTTAGCCTGTTCAAAAATCGGCTTCGGAGCAAACGGGGGTACATCGAACATGAAGGCTACCTAAATAAAAAAGGGCGACCACAAGGCCGCCCAATACGGAAGGGAGAAATATTATGCCTTTTATTCCCATCCAGTTAAGTTGATATTGTTTTAAGCTGCACTGCCCAAAATCTTTGCTTTGTTGATTGCAAACGCGGACTGCCGCATCTTCTCGTATTCGCCCATGTGCTTTGCTTCGAGTATCGTATCCCGCTGCGTACCGTAGCATTGGGCAATCGCATAGTTGACAATTGCGGATTCCCATTGGTCGGGAAAGTCGAAAGTACTGTCGACCGCCGTCATATCTGTTGGCGTTCGCATATAGAAAATAGTCAGGGCACTTGAATCCGTGGCGGTGGGTGCGATTATTTCTATATACAGGATGCCGCCGAAATAATACCAAGCGGTCGTATTGTCAGGCGTTCCCGAAGAGGCGCCGAACTTGTAGTTTATTTCGTGCCTGAACGTCCTGCTCAAAGGCGTTCCATTGTATTCCACATCGAAGACAAGAAAGAGTTTCGAATCCGTGTTGGACAGGGTGAAAGTGAAATTCGTAGCGTCCGTATTGATTGTCGCAGTAGACTGCAAACAGCCGGTAGTCGAGCAGAACTCCTTTGCCCCGCGATTGAGGTAACGAAGTATCTCTGCATCCTCGAAGCTCTCATCAGTAGTGTCCTGAAGGATGTCACGGACCTGCGTGATTAGTGTTGTTCCTGTTGCCATTATATGCCCCCACCAATCCTCTGTTCGGGATGACGATAGCCTGTAGGCCGTTGACGTATGTTAAGGTGCATCGGCCCGCTATGGCCACGCTGCTTTGAAATTATGTTCTTCAGGCGTTCCTGGTATCGTGCCTGATGATTACCAACAGGCAGGCTGAGAGCTTCCAGTGCAATCGCAGTGGCAAGCGAACGCAGCATACCGTGATACCAGTCTGGCAAGGCGCCTACCTCGTCCTCGTCGGGCATTGACTGGACTTTGAGATTGATTGTGTAAACGGCGTCGGGCGTGTCCCTGAGAAGAAGCCGCATCGTTCCCGAACCATCGGTGTCTATCGCATAAAGTGTGGGATACGAAGATGAGATGTCTTCGCCAGGGTCAAGCGCGTAGAAATCGCCTATGCTCATCGGGGTTAAGATGCAATCCTCGGCAATTATACGAACAGTCCCGTCGACCACATTGATAACCTCATCGTCCAAATCGACGTAGGCTTGATTCGCCACCGTATCGACCGTGGCATCAGACATCACAGTTTTAGGTGTGTCGATACTGCGCTCGAGGGATATGTCGATTAAGGCTTCGTTGATTGCAGACCATATAACGCGCCTTTGCTGAACAGTGATAATAGCAAGTCCCCTGTTCGCACCGCGAACAGTGGTTTCTATATGTTCCTGTAATTTCGCTTTAGTTAGTGACCACAAAGCCATAGCTTTTACTTCCTA